TTACTGCGTTAACATTAAAACCTGCATTCTCGTGAATTATGTGTTTTACTTTTTCATCAGGTAATCTAACTGAGATTAAACCTTCTGCTAAATAATCTTTATATTGATTTGAGTTGTCTTGATTACCAGTTCTAAAAACTTCTCCTTGTTGATAAAGTTTGCCTTCTCTCTCTTCTAGCAATCCTTCACCTAATTCAGTAACAATGTAACTAGGAATTGTTAAAGAAATTACTTCTGGATGTTGTCTTTGTAATAAAAGTTGTTTAGCTCTACCTTCAGTAGTATTTCCTAAATCAAACCACCAGGATCTAATATCATTTAACACTTGAATTTTGTTGTCTTCGTTATAAGGATTTGCTCTGTATTCTGTTAATGAAACAGGTCTCACAATATCGTCAAACACACCAGCGTCTTTACCAAAAGAAATCCAGTTATCTGCTACATCGACATATCTTGATGAAAAAGCAACATTTGCTGGTACACCCATTCTTATTACTGTTTGACCAGATATAGATAGTCCAGCATTGTTTCTTGCTGCCTTAGCAATAGTGTTAACATAACTAGTAAAATCCCCAATATTTTCCCAATTAGTTTCCATACTTAAAATTACAGGAGTACTGTCATAAAAATAATTATTTTCTGTTCTAGCATATTTTAAAGATGTCGGAACATCTTCTATTGATTGAGGAGTTTCTCCCATACCTAGAGCTTCTACTACGAATCTTGATGATCTTACAGCAGAATCTATAACGCCGCCTCCCAGAAGAAATCTTCTCACAGTTGTTCCTGTGTTATATTTCCATTGTTCTTCAGGCGGGAAAAAAGATTGAGAAGGGAAAAGATCCTCTATAGTATCTTGTAACTCCATACCTTTGTTATCGTCAAGAGTATTCATCATAGCCCCAATTAACATAACAGGTATGATTCCGCCGATTGGATTTATAACAAACATAGCGTTGTTTCCATTAGGTAGGAATGTTAAAGGAGAGAAATCAACATTAATGTTTTCTTCTCCATATCCTTTACCAAAATTGTGTAATGGATTCTTAAAAGTTGCCTCAAGTTCAGTATTTGCTATTCTTGACATATAAGAATGTCTTCTTAGATTTGGCACAAAATTTAATGTGTCATTTATTGTAGATTTAACAAAATTACTTGCAGTTTTTTCATCTGTATAAGCCCACCAATTTCCTCTTAATTGAGAACGCCTACCTAAGTCTTTAAGATATCTTCCCCAGAAATCAGCCCAAGGACCACCGAATGGTGCAATAGATCTAAACTCTTTTCCTAATGGTGTACTTAAATGAAACTTTAACATCATATCGTCTACTTCGTTTGTAGCATAATCTGCTGCTAAAGCTTCAATGTAATCATCAGTTACATAACCAGCTTTAAATAAATTTTCGTCAAAGTAAGACATACCCCAAATATCTGATTGATATCTTGGATCTATTGCTTGAGCATGCACAGATAAATCTTGACCTATCTCTCGACTGTTAATAATTTTTTTTCCTTGAGAATCAAACAAAGCTATTAATTGTTCTTTTCTTGTTGCATGAGCTTTGTTGGCAATTAAGTTAGCTCTGTTCCAAGCTGGATTACCAAACATCTGCTCCATTACACCTGTCTCTCTACCAGTAAGTTTTGCAAGTCCTCTTTCACCTAAGAAACCGTTTTGTTTCTTAACTCCAGGAACTCTTATGTATCCAATAATGTTTGCATCTGGTAAAGCTTTTAGATTAGTTTTTGTTCCTCGTTCTTTTGCAGCTTTAAGAAACGCATTCCAAACGCTATCTACTTTGTTTGCTGGTACACCTAATGTATACCATGCTTTCATTGACTCATAATACTTCCAACCTTCTTCAGCATTGACTAAATAATGTTGATAAGGAACAGGTGGTAAATTAAGTCCTACATGTGTAGCCATACCTTCACCTTGCTTATAACCAAACATTTTTAAACCTTTTATGTAATCTGCATCTGAAGTTCCAAACCAATTTACCCAATCTTTGTCAGTTCCCTTTTTAATAAGATCATCTAATTGAGCTTTTGTTAAATCTTTACCGACTTTTAATTGTTTAATTTTTTCTAATACTTGAGCGTATTGTTGAAATCCATAATCATTTAACAAAGAATCAATGTGTTGAGTAGCGTACTGAAAGAAACCAGCGTCTGTATTTTTTAATAATTCTACAGGTGCGTTGTTATCAAATCCCATTTTATAACGTTGCGCAACTTCTATAGGAAGTTGTTGTTGTGTTTCTAAAGCATCGTTAACCCATTTATTTATTTCTTTTTCTAATTTTGGATTTTTCATAGCTTCATCAATTCCACCAAGTTTTCTAATTTCTTTTAAATTTTGCCTAACGCCTCTATTAAAAAGATAATCTCTCCTAGTACCTTTCCAACCATAAATAGATTTGTAAAAGAACACTTCGTCAAAAGCAGCAACGAAAGCAGTAGCTGGTCTTGCAACTTTATCTAGAATCCAAGCTCTGTTAAAATTTTCTAATGCTTGATAAATTACATTACCATTAATTTTTCTCATTAAAGCAGTTATATTTTTTCCCTCAATGGCTTGATTCATCACAAAGAATTCTAAGGGACTTATAGGGAGTTCTCCTTCAACAACTTGATTAGTAGCTCTCCTAGTATTTCTAACGTCTCCTATAAATTGTTCTATAAGTTCTTCTGTTGTTTCTGTATTTGTATTTTTAAATTTTTTATTTTTTCTAAGTTCAGCTATTAAACGAGAATCGTATTTTCTACCAGATGCTAAGAAAGCATCTTCTGCTTCGTTAAGCATAAATTTAGTTCCTTGAGCTCTATCAGTATATTTTGCTTGTCCCCTAAGAACTGCTGATGCTGCACCGACTTCATCTTTGTACTGCATCATAACTTTAAGAGTTACCCAATTTATGTTTATATCAGTAACTTCTCCAGCTTTGTTTTTTATAATTTTTATTGGGTTTTCTATGTAGAAGACCTCTTGACCTTTAGCTTCGGCTTGCGCTATACGTTTTCCTTCTACGTTGTTTTCTAACTTCTGTCCTTTAAATTTTATTTTTGATGCTTGATCATATAAGTTATCTCCAACTTTAGACAAAGTAAACCAACCGCCTTGTAAATTATCAAATTTATCCCATCCTAATTTGTACACAAGCGTGTCTAAAGCTTTCTGCATAACTTGTTGTTGTTGTGACCTGATAGAAGTATTTAACAATTCATCGTAAGCTCTCATTTGTTTGTCTAATTTGTTTAAAAGTTTTCTATGTTCTTTTTTAATAAATATATTCATTTTATTATAATTTACACCTTTTCCAGCTTGTTCAGCTATTTCGTTAAGTTGAGAACTAAAATCATCTAAAAATTTAGTAAAATTTTTTGATGCATTTATAGATTCTTTTGATCCTGGTACTAAACCTGCTAATTCGTTAGCCTCAACCATAAATCTTTGCATTTGAGCTCTACCTTGAGGATTACCCATAAAACTTTCATCATTAAATAATTGCTCTATATCAAATGTATCGTAATCTACGATCTCTCCTTGTTTCTGTCCCTTACGAGGTCTCACAATACCTGCTGATTTGTTCTTCTGTAATTTAGAGATATATGCTTGTTGACCTAAAATAATATCTTCTGCAGCACCTTCAGCTTTTAAAGTTTGTAATTTGGTTTTAGCTTTTGTTAAAAGTTTATCGACTGTACCATATTCAATTGCAGGTTTGCCAACACCTTGTCTGACATCAGCTATTTCATCTAAATCTAAATTTCTAATAGATTGACCAGAAACAGTAGTGTCATCTCCTAAATGTTTTACAACATTTCTTGAATTTTTTCCTAAAGCTCCCATTTCAAAAAAGTTTATTAAATCAGATTGATTAATTATTTTTAACCTAAGTGCAGCTAAAGCGCTTCCATTAAAATTAGTTCCACTATTTAAAGTAGCTTGAAACAATTCTTCTAATGAATCATCTAGTGTTTGCAGTAAAGTATTAATTTCTCCTTCAGGCAACTTAGTACCATGAACCATGCTTTCAATAGCTTCCATAACACTTCTTCTTGCATTAGGACCAGCAAGATTAACTTTGGTTGAAATATTTTTAGTTGTTAATAATTTGTCAAAAGCTCTTAAAGATTTTCCATCTCCATTAATAGCTTTTCCTATTATCTTTACATTTCTCTGTGATTTAAATCTATTCCAATAAGTCTTATGAAATATGTAGGGATTATCTCCTTGCAATAAAGTATCTGTATAAACTTTATAAAATCTTTCGCTTGTAACTTCAGCAGTTTCTCTAGCAAGATCGTCTTTAACAATGTTTTTTAATCTACCTTGATTAGCGTCTGAAAAGTTTTTAAGCAATTCTTTTTTTTGTAAATATGTTCCTTCTTTTAAAATTTTATAAAGGTCATCAGCAAATGCTTTACCTAACCCTCTATTCATAAACCCTTTTATATATTTTGCATGAGAAAATTGTTTTATTGCTCCGCCTCTAACACCAGTTGCTGGTGTAAATAACCATACTGTCGGATCAAATGCAAAAGAAGATCCTATATCCATCATAGAGCCTGTAAAAGTTCCATTCATACCAAGAACTTCTGAAGGTTTATAATCCATTTTTTTAATTAAATTTTTATATTCTTTTCTCCCTTCCTTACTACCCAATTCAGCACCAAATTCAGCAGCCATTTGTCTTCCATCTTCTGTTGCAAGTAAAAAAGCTCCTGTAGATATACTTCCTACAACATATTTAGAGTACGCACCCAAAGCATTAACTACTAACTCTCCAACAGTATCTTCTCCAGAAGCAATTTTTTTAATTTGTTCTGCAGTTGCTTGATGAATAGCTTCTACAAATTCGTTGTTAGCATCCATCAACTGAGGATTGTTCGCTTCTATCATTACAGTTACTATTGCTTTAGCTTTAGCTTCATCTCCTTGCACAAAAGGCATATCTAGAATTTGCTGAGCAAATATTGGATCGTTTTGACTTAAAGACTCCCAAGTCTGGTCTTGAGTAACTGTTTGAAAATTTTTAATAGATTGATCTCTTTGTTTTTGAACATCTGAAATTTGATTTTCTTCATATCCTGAATTTCTTTTATTTACATCATCTTGACCATCAAAAACAGTACCAACCCAACTTAAATATTTTCCTGCCATTACTGCTACAGTTATTGGATTTATTCTATTAGATAAATCTTCTGGTATTTCATTATCTTTTATTCTTGCAGGAAAAAAAGTTGAATCTCCATAATATATTCCTGATTTATAAGCATTACTTGTTGCATCTTTTATTCTATTCCATAACTTACCCATCATGCCTTCTTGAACATTGTTAGGTATTTTATTGTTTACAACTATCTCATCTGCTTTATCTTGCGTTTCAAACAACGACAAAGTTTCTCCTAATTTTTCTTGAGTAACTTCATCTAAAGATTCTTGATACTCTTTTTCAAGATCAAATGGTTTTGTAACAGGAGAAGTTCCAGCCATTCCAGGAGTCCCTGCTGAAAGGGCTGCTCCAAATTTACTAGCAAGTTCTTTAGTATTAAGTTTTCTTTTAGCAGTATCTTCTATATCTTTTGTAACACTTGTACCAGTTTCGTAATAGTCATATACTCTTGGAAGATGTTCTATCATTTCTGGACTAAGGTCACTTAATTCTTTTTGTTGTTCTGGAGTCAAACTCATAACCCAATTTGAAGGCACTTCTCCCACAGTATGTAAAATAGCTTTTTCCATGCCTTGTACATTTCCTGTAGAAGGAGGATAATAATTTGTTAAATCTTTTTTAGATGGTAAATGATAACTTAAAGCACCATCATATTCTTGGTCTTCTAATGAATATTTAGATTCTTCTTTTAATCTATCTTCTAATGGTTTATCACTCATTGTCGCCCTGCAACTGAGAAATAACTGCTCCTCTAATTACTTGGGCTGCGGCAGCTCTAACTGCTGGAATTTTTGAATTTGCAAACAAGTCCATAGCGTTATCTATTGCAGTTGCTCGTTGTTGTTCTAATTCTGTAATAGGAGGAGCTTGAACTCCCATACCTTGACCAAATGGTAAACCATCACTAGCTAATCCACCTTGATTAGTAGAGTTAGCTACAAAGTCTCCAATGCCACCTAAGCTTAAACTTCCAGGAGCTTGCGGAGCTATTCTTTGAGCTCCAGCACCAGGTAATGGATTATCTCCTTGTACTCCTAAAGACATACCAGCATTAGCTGCCATGTTTTCTATTTGTTGTTTACCACCAGAAGGCAAACCACCTAAGTCAGTAATCTGTGACGGTCCTTCAGACATATTAACCTCCTATACCTAATGCTCCTAAAGAAGGCAAACTAGCAGCTTCAGGTGGTAATTGTCCACCTTGCGGTAAACCACCTTGCGGTAAACCACCTTGCGGCGGACCACCAGGAGCTGCACCTTGCGGTAAAGCTTGTTCTTCAGGTTGCAAATCTTCTAACAATTTATTTACTACTTCATTTAAATCTACATTTTCTTTGCCCATGTTTTGCAACAGTTGAGCTGCAATCTGTACATTACCTTGCGCAGCTTGTTGGTAAATACCTTCCATCAGAGAATCTGTTACTCTCTGCCTCACAATTCTCACTTCTTCCCTAGAAGGGTCTTCTAAGAAATCCATTTCATCTCTTGCAGTCTCTCTGGATATTAAATTTTGATTAAGATTCATAGCAAGTCGCATTTCTCTGTTAGATGGATCTGTTCCAGCACCAATACCGTACCTGACATTGTTGTCATAATGACCTGCAATATCTCTTGACGGTATAAAAATTTCTGGTTTCTTTCTGTCAGCTGCATCTCCGTGAATAGTTTTTTCTCCATCACAGTAATGCTCATCAAAAGCTAACAATATTTGCGTAGCTTTTTCTAAGAACGTTTCAAACTGTTTATGTGCTAAAGCAAGTCGTGCATCAATTTGTCCCATAGATGCTTCAATACCACGAGCAGAAACAATACTTGCACCTGGATCACCACTAAGTTGACCAGGAAAAGATGCTTGCGAACGTGCTTCAGAAGCAAGTCGTCCAATTAAATCTTTTGCATCGAAGTGACTACGAGATTGCATTCTCTCCATACGAGCTTCAGGACTTCTTCCGTGTATTACGGCACCAGGACCGAAGTCATCTGGATTCATAACATCATACTCGAACACAGGTGGATAGACTTCTTCTTCAGAACTTGTGATTGTAAGAGTCATTAACCTGTGCATTGTTCGTAGTATGTGTCTCGTTTGATCAAATATTCCCCTGCATTGTCCGTCAAAAGACGGAACTGATACTTCAACAACAGGTACTTTACCAAGCTTATTCTTTTCTTCTGTAAGAATAATGCCTGTTCTTTTTTGCATACCTTCTCTTGACGCATCAGCAATCATGTGTATATATTTATCAGGGAAAAACCAAAACCATTCCTCTACTTCTGTAATCTTAGGATCTAAGACTCCTCTAGCAGCAGGATATTGTTTAAGGATAACGTCTGTAGATACTTTTTTAGCTACCAATAATTCAATGATATTTCCTTTAGTATCTTTAATTGGATAGCAATATCTAGGGTCTAATCGTTGTAGATAAGGATCTCTTTTAGCAGGGTCTTCGGAAAAATCAGCCCAAACACCACAATATGCTGCTCCAGCTCCTGCGTAATCGCCCCACCATTGAGCCATAAGCTCATTAATGTTAGAACTTGACCATAGTTCTTTTGTTCTACGCTCTCTTTTTCTTGCAGCTCTTTCGCCGCCTTTTAAATCTTTATTAACAGGTACAGGAATTCTTACGGATGGAATGACTGCACCACCAATAGCAGACCAATGGTGTATACCCATTTCTATAATATTTGCAACAGAAGGAGCTTCAGCAGTTGCAGTTAAGTTAGCCCAAAGCATGTGCCACTCTCCATTAACAACAGTTGTTATTTCTTTTACTCGTTCTTTCCACTCAGCATGTGTTTCAATTAATTGATTTCTCCTGTCCCAATATTGTTGTGACGGAGATAAGTTTCTACCTGCTGAACTTGCATTTTCTAAAGGTGTACCAAAATTTAAGTTGCTCATTTATTCCTTGTAAACATTCTATCTCTTATAATAGGCGGAATATTTCGTCTTGACACGACTTTTGTTAAATCTACACTAAAAAATGAAGAATTCTTACATTCTCCATTTGCAATCCACAAAGCGATCAAAGCGTCTTGTTGTTTCGCCCAAGGAAATACTAGCATATCATCTATCAATGGTTCAAGTTTTGTTTTATCTTGTACGGTAGCTGAAGGGAAAGCTATTAAGCCACTATAAAATAATGATTGCATAGCACCTACGCCATACTCTTCATCCCATTTAGATCCTCGTTTTTTACCAGCACCAGTTGTTATATGTTGTATCATTCTAGTACCTGCCCATTCAGCACGTTGTTTCACAGTATCATCTCCTAAGATAGTTGGAGCAAAGTTTGTTTCTATAACTGTATAAGCAACTCTATGGTCTTTATACTTCTCCCAGAACTCATACATTAATTTATTTCTGACACCAGTAGCACCTAATCTAAATCCTACAAAAATGTCAACAACAGTTCTCACCCCTGTTTGAGGATTGTACGCAAGCAAAATTGATGCAGCCCTACCAGTCGTTGCTGGATCAATACCAAGTATTAAAATTTCTTCAGGATACACTTGACCAATACTCCGAGAAGAACCTAACTCTAAAGCATTGTCTATAAGTTCTTGCTTAAAAATACCTTCTTCGTTTTGTACATCTTGTTGTTGGTACACAAGTTTCCACCTGAGCGGATCTCTAGAAGATATCTCATTTCGTATGTCTCTTAGTCCAGGTATAAAAACTTCTGTATCAATTGTTTCATCATGTTCCCATTTGCCATCTAAAGACCAATACTCGCTCCAATTAGCTTTTTCCTTGTCAGTATGTTCATCTAAAATTGCAGGTATAGAAACATGTTTAAATATTCTATGTTCTTTCCAAGATTCTTTCCATTGTCCATAATTATCTAGTGGGTGAATTCTTGTACCATTGACTAAGGTTTGTCCTCTCTGTGCCCTAGACCTTGCCTCCTGCGTAAACCATTCGTCAATTCTTCTACGCCTAACATCAGTCTGTTGATTCTCTAAGGTCAAAGCATCATCAAGAATAAGCAAGTCAAGTCGTGATCCATATATCTGTTTACCAACAGACAAAGCTTGTACGGTCGGATCTCTTTCTCCAGACTTTCTTTGTCGTATGGTTATCTGGTCTTTAGACCAGCCAAAACCGTCAGCTTTTTGTGATTTAAATCCGTTAAAATCTTCTATTAGATTTCTTTCGCAGCCTTCATAAAGATGCGGGTCAACTAAATATCTTTTAATTCTACCTAACAAGTCTTGTGCCTTTTCCCCAGACTTCGTAACCAGGGCAATTCGAATGTCTGGGTTTTGGCACATTTTATATATTGGATACCACAAAGCTGATAACGTAGATTTACCAGACTCAGGATGCCCTAAAACTAAAACAAGTCTTCCTGTAGGATCAGCTAGATTTTTTTCTATCTCAAATTGATGCGGAGCAAACTCAACGTTAAAATATAATTTGCAAAATTCAGAAAAGGACATATTCGATAAATCNGGGTAGGAATCCTTAACCGCATCACCAGATCTAATTTGTCGTGCTTCAGCAGCCC